CCTCAGCAAACAATGTATCAATAGCGGTTTGAATAATAGGTAAAGAATCAAGAACATCAGCTGGAAAATCTGTTGCAGACTGTGTAGCTGAAGGAATTTTATAAGCAAAAGCGATTACTTTTACTCTATTAGCTGTATTTGCTACAGCCGTTCCTCTAATAATAGGGGCAAATTTTGTTGATGCTACATAAGTAACATAAGGCACCGTATCAGTTATAGGGAAAACCCATAACTTCGCACCATTCGCAGCCTGAGCAAAAAACTCTATTATTTGCAAATAAGCAGCTGGGTTATTAACAGCTGTTACTCCCAGCGTTGTTAAATCAGCTACCTTTGTTAATAAATAAGCATTGTCGACTACAAATGTTGTTGATACAGTAGTTGCCTGCACAAATAAGCCCATTACTCCGTCATTACTTGAAGCAACAGCGAAAGCATTGTTTGCAACTGTTATATCTATTGTATGTTTCATTTGTTTTGTGTATTAAAGGGGTTTTTTAAACCCCTTATTAATTACTCTTTTTTGTCTTTGTGCACTTTTTCTTTTGGTGCTTTTTCTTTTGGCTCTTCAACTTCATCTTTAAGAGATACAAAGGTTTCCTCTTCTACTGATAAAGTCTTTTCAAACTTTTCCTTTGAAGAAAAATCAATGATAGCTTTTTTCAACTCTTCCAATGTTTCTGGGAGTTTTGATGATTTGTCAAATATTACTCTGCTTTCAGCATCTTTGATTTGTGAATACTCAGCTGCGAAATCAGATGGATGTTGTGTGTCATCCTTTTTTTTGTTCTTATCGATGTACATATTACCATCGCCATGAACATACACTTTGCCAAAAGTTGCAACTAATTGTGCAATCCTTTTTAAATGAATTAAATGAAGTTTTGGAAACATAACTTTAATTACTTACGGTTTATTTTTAAAAATGTCGTTAATCTGGCTGTAGTATTTGCAATTGCTCCTGTCTTATAGAGTAATTTTAAATACCTACCTTCAAACCTTGCGGAATCTAAAGCAAATGAGAAAAACATTGAAGTATCGCTGCCTATAGTGGCGTATGCTTTACTCCAAACAGTCCCAGGTGCCACGCCTTTTTTAACTGATACATAATTTACACCATCATTTGATTGTAGTGCATATAATGTAAGAGTATTAATACCTACTTTAATTTTATCATAATAAATCTGACCGAATAAATTTATGTCATCTGCGTGCTGAATTTGCACAATCTGAATAATTGTATCAGAAGTATTGATAGTGTCAGAAGTAAGGCCGCCTAAAGCTTTGTAAGAAACATCGCTCGAATTAAAATCCGTTACAGACAAAGAATAATACTTTGTTACTGCAATCCCAAATACGCAAGTTAAAAAAACTGCGATTATACCAAAAAATACAAATTTCTTTTTCATTTTCTTTTTCTTTTTAAAAGAAGGGGCTTTTTACACCCCTATCTTATATTAGTTACTTGGAGTACCATAAGTTAATGAAGCAAGTCCTTTTGCATCTGCTCTTAATGCAGTTGCGCCCATTCTTACATCGGCTGACATTCTGTAACCGTAGTTAGTTGGATCTTGAATCATAAACACATCAAGGTTTCCTATTGCCAAACCAATTTGATCTGGAATGAAAGCTAAAGCAGTGCTTATTGCAGTTGCTGGAATTACGCCTGTTGGATCAACAGCGATATAAGCAGCGGCTGGATCAACTAATCCAGTTTTTGAACGTACAGCAAACTCACCACGTTTGAATCCTAACACCTCTTCACCAGAAGCACCAACCCAACGGGTTAATAGTGATTTTGTTTCAGGATCTTGAGTAATGTAGCTGTCCATTGTAGGATCCATCGCAACAACAAATTTCTTTGAATCAAAGTTTTGTTTGTTAAAAAGTTGCTCGATCTTAACAATATCATTAAGTAATGGCTTGTTTAAATCGCCAGCAAAAGCTGTGTTTTGAACAAAAGCATTTACATCGGTTGCATTTGCGATATTGAAAGATGTGCCAGAAGTGTAAAGCTTCGAAGCAGCTGGAACAAGTCCATTAAGAGTATACAATAAGTAATCATCAATATAAGTATTGAAAACCATCATTGCTTGAGCCCATTGAGCACCCATTTGATCGTAGCGCTTATAAGCCATTGTTAAAGGTGTCCATAACATTGGTTGTAGCCAATAATTAACAAGTTTAACACTTACCGCGGTATCTTCTGTTGCATAATCAGCTGGAGTTGTTGGTTTATTACCTTTGTAAACAGCTGGATTAGCAGCAATGTTCGTCCAGATTAAACCAAGATTTTTACCAGCTTCTGAAGCACCAAAGATTGGAATTTTACTTTTCCAAGCTTGTGAAGGAAACAAATTAAACAAGAATAATGACATAAACTCAATAGCAGCTGTTGCTGGAGTTGTCAATGCGTCGTCAGATGAAGTAAACTGCATCATTTGGCGTTTTCCTGTTTTGAAGTTTATACCTTCAAGGTTTCCAGCTTCGATTTGATTTCTTAAATCAAAAATGCTGTTTTTTGCCATACCATCACCAGACAAAGTAAATTTGTCTACAATAGCTTTTAATCGAGTATCATTAATAATTGCATCAGCAATTACTGAATACTGTTGAAGATCGATTTGATCTTTTACTTTACCACCATTTTTTAAAATGCCGTCAAGCGTCTTTGTGTCTTTTTCGCAAGCAAGCTCAGTAAAGGTAACACCTTGACTATTTTTGCCCACTTTTATTACTTGAGGAACCGCAGCTAACTTTATTTCGGCTGCCAGCTCTTCTGTTTTTTTCAATTCTGGAGTTTCCATATTGATAGCTGTTTTTAAATTAATACTGTTAAAACTTTCTTTTTTTCTTGAGATAGCGTCTTTAATTACACTAGGCAATTCGCCTCCGCCATATTCATTTGTACAAGCTGCAAGTTCCGCCTCATTAGTGCAAGCATCAAGTTTTTTACAAAACTCTTCATCTTTCGATTTTTTTGATTCTGCTTCTAATTCCTCTTCTTTAGCTTTTTTAGCTGCTTCGGTTTCTTCCTCAGCTTCAAGTTTAGTGGCTTTAGTAGCGCCTTGTGGCTCATTATCTTGTGGCAAGTCTTTTTGAACTAATGGCTCGTCACCATCTGGCTCTTTGTGTTCTGGCACCATCTTTGGAGTTTCAGCTTCGAAAATTGATAGAATTGCTTCTTTAATTTTCAAAATAATATGCTGTGGCTCCTTTTCCTTTTCCTCAACTTCTTTAACCTTTTTTACGGGTTTTTCAGCTTCGGTTGTTTTTTCTTCTGCCATAAATTTACTATTTAAAATTAAAATTTCTTCATCAGAATAAACATGAGCAGTCAAACTTACTGCATCTGGATTTGAAGGCATTGCAACAATTGAAATCTCATAAAGTAAAGCGTTTTCGCTTACTCTATAACCTTCATTTGTTAATTTTGGTTCAGGTCTTACATTACCTTCAGTATCTCTCATCATTTTACCCGTTGTTTCCCAACGAATAGCGGCACCAATTGAAGCAGCTTTTAAGTGTCCTTCATTATATAAGGTACGAACTAAACTAACTTTTGGATGATCCGCTTTAGAGAAAACAGGAATAGCCGACCAATTAACTCCGTCAAACTGCCAATCTTCCCAGTGACCAATAGGAATACTCATTAAATCTTCATCCTTACCATGCTGATATAACATAACGGGATTAGCTTTGAACCTGCTGAAGTCAAGGGAGTTATTTCGAATTATCGAATTTTGATCGTTTGGTGTTTCGTTTGAGAAAATTATTCTTTTGGCCATATATGAAAATAATTCAATGCAAATATAATATTTATTTAGATTAATTACAAATATTATTTAAAATAATTATAAATTAAACTCCTAATTGATTTATAGTAATAATAACATCAGTGCAATTTTCTGCTTCAATAGTCGCTGTTGCTGTTCTTGTTATGCCTGTTGTATTAGCTGTTGCTGTTAAAGTTATAGTCGCATTCCCAAACCCATAAAGCACATTAGCAGTTAACCAAATTTGATTTATGGTTATTACCCATACTGTATTACTTACTATCGCAAATGTTGAAGTTCCTAAAGTCTTTGCCATGCTTATAGTAGTTGGCGAAGCTGTTAATTTAGCATCAAAAGGTATTTCATTGACAGTTTGAAGCGTATTAGTCGAGTAAGTTGTAAACATTGTTGAGGTATCTATTCCAATAGAATCAAAATTAATTGTAAATCCTGGAATAACTCCGCCCGACATTTGAATAGAATCAGCTTTTGTAGTCCCGTTTAAAGTTATTTTATAACCATAATTCACTACTAAGTCTTTATAATCCTGAGTGATCCATCGTTGAAATACAAAGTGTTTTCGAATTACATCGATAATATTCCACGCCTCACTTGAAAAACTATCATCTGGAGTTAATGCGCTGTTAATATCATAGAAATATGCTTTTATATTCCAACCCCACTCGGCTTGAGTTGCTCCGCCTGGCAATTGTTGCATATCTGGGCTATCTGTCAAGGATATTATAATCAATGGCATTGTATATACACTCATTTGCTCAGGTTTGAATTGAGTGTCTTTTAATACTGTAGCACCTTTTAGTATATCACTTGTTTGGCTATCAAATAGCGCTCTCATTTCACCAGTAAAGGCTTCTAATATTTCTCCGATCATTTCTTAAACTTTTTAAGTATTTTTAATCTTCTTTTTTCTAATTCCCTATTTATTGAAACGCCCATTTGTTTTGAATAAGCTAAATATTTTCTTTTTGGTAAATGTGTCGATGAATTACCTTCTTGTAACGCTTTTGCATAAGGTATAGTGCTTAAATTTACACCTATTCTTACCTGTTTGCCTTGTACTAGTTTTCGAATTGAATCTCTTAAATTACCCGTCTGTAATAAAACAGGATTTTTAGAATTATAAACAGATCCTTTCATTCGATCGTAACTTTTATTAGTTATTGAGGATCGCTCTTGCCATTTTTGAGCACCGCCATCCAATCCACCTTTTGTAAAATTGTCTTTTAAAATCTTTACAGCCGTATCTCCAGCAATACGTGGCGAATCTTTTGCAAGCTCTTCATAAGACTTTCTTACATCACTCCAATCCTTAAAAAGTTGTGAAAGTGGTTTCATCGTATTAATTTTATACCTATTCTTCTATTATTAATAGAATCGTTATGTCTTATTAATTTAGCATCTGTAATTATTCCGCTTTTGGTTTCAACGATATAAGCGTCTTTGCCGTCAAATTTTATATAATTCATTAAAACAACTTTTTGCTCATTTGGGTTTTCCCAACGTGCCCAAATTTCGGCAGGTTTCTCAATAGTCGATTTGATATTTTCTATGCCTCTTGTTTTTTTACCTATATTATCAAGTGAATTTTGTGTTAATCTTACATTCAATAACCATTTATGATTTCTAAAGATAATATCTGTATTTTTTTTATCGGTGTCATTTTTGGACCATGATTTTAAAAGAAGCATATTATCATAATCCGACATCATACGTTTATTTAGACTAGTTAAAGATAAACTACTGTTAAATAGTTTATAATTAGCTGAGTTTGCTGATGGTAATACGTCAAAATAACTTGTATCGTTTGGCATGATTCCTTGCATTCCTACATTGCCTTGAAACTCTTTTGCAACCGATTGTTTTAAATGTTTCTCAACTTGTTTATCGGATATTGGTTTGCCTTCGCTTGTTGTTTCCCATCTACATCTACAATTCCAACCATTTGGCGGATATATTTGTTGAGCCTTTGGGCTTGAAATATCCAAAACTAATCCTTCAAGTTCTGCGTGTTCTTCTCTTACTCGACCGTCTTTTCTGGTCCTGTAAATAGCATACGGGTTAATATCTCGATCGGCCCATATTGTCTGCCATTCCTCAGCCATTACAGCACCTCTTGAAGCAAGATCATATTCGGTACGCATCCAAACCTTATTAAAATCATCCAAATATGGCTTCGCTGCTTTTTTAAACTCACTAAAGGACCGCCTTGTTTTATTCTTATCAAAAATCAAAGACTGCAATATTTTCATTTCAGCTTTGTTTTTAGCAGCTGAAAACTGAAAAGCATTTGTCATATACTTTTCCCAAAAAGCCGTATCTGTTAAAGCCTCAAATGAAGTTGCTATACTCATACCATTTGTCATTGCTTCGAAAAAAGAAGCATTATAAGCTGAGTACATCGCTGGAAATAATGAAGCTGTTGGATTATCAAATACAAATTTTAACTCATCATTTTGTAATGAATTAATATTGTTTATTTCATAATCTGAATCGGACGCTAAATTTAGGTATTCACTACCTAATTGGGTTGACTTTTTTTTTTACCAAAAATGCCTTTTTTCTCTTCTTTTTCTGGCGCTTTTTCTGGTAGCTCAGGTTCTGGCTTCTCCTGTATATACTCAACACTTAATCCCATTTGCTCAAAAAACTCAGGGGTTAAATTAAGATTGTTTTGATTTAAAACTGTTGAAATCTTTACAACCTCGTCAAGATCCCATTGCTTCGCTTTATTTATTCCTAATTTGCAATTCTTTGGAAAGTTCTTGTAAAATATACCTATCTTACTTAAGAATTCATCATTAAGCATTGAAATAGCACAATCAACCGTATAATTAATCGCACTCTCATATTTCTCCATGTGAATTTCACCTAAAGCCAAACTACCTTTACTGCCAACTGATGAGGTTAAAGTTGAAAGTAATATCATTTCGCGAATATCGTTTTTTTGCTCCGCATTGAAATCAACAAATATTTGATGCGCTCCTTTTGATGTTCCAGAATCTTTAAAATCTATTTCGATTGCCTTTTGAATGTTTCCAGCTGCATCGACTGTATAAGGATAAGTCATTGCTTTTTCTGGAGTAATATTTGCAGCTATTAAATCGGCTTGCTGTTTAAAGTTGTTTACTAAATTACCGTCAACATCTTTTGAATTATCATTTTGAGGATAACCAATAGTAAGTAATGGAAATGCTAACTTTTTACCAGCTGCAACCCATGAGTTATTGTTGACATTCATTTGAATGAATGACCTTGTTATAGGTTGCATCCATCCTAAAAAGCTTTCATAACTTGTTGAAGGCTGAAAAAACAATAGGTTCATATTTTCAGCAATATGAGTTCCATTATATAAATTATAAGTCGATTCACGTATAAACCTATTAATAGGATCTACATCTTGCATCGGATATTTATATATCTTCTGATTGATAGGATCGAAATTTATAGCTGAAAACCCCCAAAAATTAGAAAATATCGCCTCTTTTATTAAATCTCTAAACCATTTCTTTTCGCAAAGTTCTTTACTCCATGCTTCATTTACATTTCCATTTTCATCCATTAAATAAACAGGAATCTTTGAAACAGCAACCTCAACCTCTCTAAATAATGACTGAACAAAAGCACTACATTCGAAGGTCCATGAAGTTAAAGCAGCATAAGAAATAGGATAACCCATTTTCATAGCTTGATCGCAAGCTTGGCGCCATGTTCCCAAATTCCATTCTACATAGTAATTAGAAGGAAAAGTATTTGATATTACATTTAACCCCGTTGCTTTTGGAATCATAAAAGGATTAACATGGGGATTTTGTCCGCTCGCTGGTCTGTTTTTTGAATTTCCTATGCCATAACCAGCATCAAGATTTAAAGAATCAATTGAAATTCCAGCCTCTTTGATCTTGTTTAATTGATCTGCTTTCCTTGCTAATGCTCTTCGCTCTTGTCTGTTCATCCTAATGTAATAAAATTATCATCTATTAATGATGCTGTTGAGGCTTGTGTTGAGGTTATTTGCTTAAGTCCTGTTAAGGATATTTGCCCCTGTCTAATTGATTTCAAACAATTATCAGCCCATGTAAAATTGGATTGCATATTTTCTGGAAGTCCAGGCGTTCCAGCAACTATGTTTCTTATTGCTATTAATGCTGTTAGTTTTACGATTAATGGGTACCGAGCCGTATCTTCGAGTAAAAACTCCGCTTCAATATCATATCGACTAACTAAATTGCTTATAACTTCGGAATAGGCTGTTAATACAGCGCTTTCTAAAATAGTTGTATCTTGAACAGCCTTTTGAGCTAAAAGCTGATAAGGACAATATATTAAAAGATCCGCTCCTTTAATATAGCCATAATCGTAAGCTTTAACCGCTGCGTAATCTGGTGCTGCCATAATTTGAATATATTCAATGCAAAGATATATTTTATTTAGATTAAATACAAATTAAAATGTTATATTATTTCCTCGATTAACTTGTTCGACTTGTCCAGCCTTTAATTTGAATCGATTATTGAAGTTTTGAAAGTCGGTATAAAAACATTGTACAAGAAAATCTTTAAAATTATCAACTAAATGTCCATGTGGTTCATAGCTTATTCCTGTTTGTGCATCTTTTACTTTTGTTTTTAAAATATTTCCGTCTTTATCTGTTTTTGTTTCAATGAAATCATTAATTGATTTTTTACAGTTTTCACCAATTAGAATTCTACCAACTACCCTTTCATCAAAAATAGCGTTTACAAAATCTGCTATTAAACTTGGCGAAGGTGCTAACTTTAAAAATTTATCATCAATTGAAAACTGTGATTTTTTTAACGCATCTGTAAATATTTCAAAAAACGATCTTTTGTTATCATCAATATTGTTTCTATTCTTTGTAGATCTGTCACCATACAAACAAACTCGATTAAGATTATATCCATTGTTTATTAACCATTTTGCAGTTGTTTCTCCAGCTAATCGAGCGGTGTTATTTGGATCAACACAAGGCAATTCCTCAACTTGTTTTATAAGCCATTTTTCGCCTTCTTTTTGTAATTGATATAAACTAACAGCAATATACGGAAACACGTTTGAATCGATTGAAATATGTATTAATTCGTTACGATTAAATTCTATTGGTTTTAAATGTTTATTTGGCTCAAATGAACTAAAAAATTCATTGCCTGTTTTTAATTGAACATCCCAATTACCCTCAACAAATACCTCGTATTCATATCTATTTAAGTTAGCTTTTAAGCTTGGTAAATAGTCGGGCTGTGCTTCAAGTAGTGGTTTATTATCATAAATCTTTGAAGGAATATAAAGCCAGTTTTCTTTTAATTCACCTTTTTGCCATGGATTGTAAACTAACTCTTTAACCCATCCCTGTGTCGGATTACAAGTTGCAACAACTAATGGTTTGGGTTGAATGTTGCATCTTGGAATAATATAAGATCCAGCACGTTCAAACGCTTTATAAAATGAAACTATTTGACATTCGTTTATTTCTTCAAAACCGAATCCGTTTACTTCAAGTCCCTTCCATCGGTTTAAATCTTTATCGGTATCATAACTCTCTGGAAAAAATATAATCTCACTACCGTTTTTAAACTGGCAAATGTGAGTGTCGGATTTATTATGAAACTTTATAAATGAT